GGCGAACTAAACCACCTGAAAGTCCCAAATTTGTTGTAACTACATAATACCTACCAGGATTTGTACCTTGTGCATTCACCTTAACAGATGTACCTGCTGGCAACACGATAAGATTTCCACCAGTTCCAGAAAGAACAACAATGGCATTCTTAAGTGTACCAAAAACAGTTCCATTTGTTAAAAGTGAACCCTCAGTGGTCAAACCAGTAATAGTAGTATCATTAAAATCAATAGTAAGTTCCGAATTAAGGGAGAAATAAGGTGAAGGGATAATGTTCCTATCAGCTCCAGTAGGAAGTTGAAGATCAATATTTTCAAACCATGCAAAAACAGAAAGACTAGCATCTGTAATTGTAAGAGGGGACAAAACTGTAAGGAATAAGTCACCCATAGTACCTTCACCAGAAACAAGATTATAATGTGACTGAGGTGCACAATAAGGAATAGAAAATTCTACAGGAACTCCTGAAGCAACATCAAGTTCAACACCAGGATAACCTGTTTTTGCAGCAAGATTATTTGCAGAGAATTGAGTTCCTGAAGCAAGTTCATAAGGTGAAAACCAAATCCAAAGTTTACCCTGAGAAAAAGCTTGTGCATTAACCATAATTCTAATCTTAACATTAGCCCTAAAATATGCAAAATTAGCAATCTTCTTAACTATATTAGGAGATTTATTAAGAATTGCGTCAGGGAAGGAAAACACAGAATTACTAACAGAAGCAGTTGGACGTGCATTCACTGCAGAAGAAGTACTCCAGATAGATGAAGAATCAGTTAAAAGAACAGGTCTTGAAAGAATATCAAGAATACCATGATTTCTACCTTCTTCAGCAAAAGACTTCCAACTAGAAACATTAGAAATTCCAGGTTTAGCTCCTGAAACAAGAGTGGAATCATCAGCAAAAGTAGTAATTTGCTGTTGTTCAATATTGCCCATAGGCATATCATTCATTTCACCAGTATTCATAGCAACCCAAAATGGTTTGAAAACCCCTAAGTGTCAGGTTAAACACCTAGTCAAAATTTGTCGGATCAGTAGCCAATATTTTAGAACCCACACACTGATCAATAAAGAAAAATTTTCTCTGGTTCCACCACACTAACCAAGTCTAAATTATTAAATTAATGAGATGACTTGAGACCGGGCTTTGCTGCTTAGATTTTAACGACAATTTAATCTAAGCCCCTAGCTCAAGATTAGGGTTTTCCATCATCATACCATAAGACTCTTCAAATTTTGAGATGTATTCGGCATAAGTCAGGATTTGGGGTTGGGTTTGCATGGATTGAAGGCAAGCCTTCTTAATAAGTGCAACACTTTTGTTGAAAACTTCTCTTCCATGCAAAGAGAGTTCCATTGCAGATGTTTGACAATTTGTTGCACAAGCTTCTTCAACGTCAAGTTCACCACGAATCCAATTAACCATCTCCATACAAACACCATATTCAAGTGGAGCAGTGTAACATTGTCTTTCTTCATCCCACCTAAACTTGCGTTTGAGAAAGGAGACTTCTTCAAGTGTTCTGAAAGGTTTGGCATTAGCAGCAGAACTCTTCAATTCATCGGTGTATTCCATTCCAATAGTCTCAAAAACTTCACTCATTGTATTCTGATTATACCATTCAAAAACCTCATCACTGATATTAAGAACATTGTCATCTCCGTAAGAAATCATAGAAACATTGTCGGTAAAATCCTTCATGGTGACAACTTTTCCAATTCTTCTTGCACAAAGAACGAAGACAATGCGACAGACAACAGAATTGTAAAGTGAATTGAGAATAGCAGTAAGTGGATGTCCAGAAGGATGTCCATGAGTCCAAAAATAGATGTTATCGCCTTCAATATGAACAGAATTAATCAATTCCTTCCACATAATGTTGCGAATTTGCATATTGATTTCACCGTCATCATACCATTCATTAATCAATTTTCCAATTTCAGCAAGAATCTGAAGAAGGAGAGTACCATCAAAGTTACCAAAATCACCAGCAACAACCTTGGTACCCTTCTTTTTCAAATGCTTAGCAAGATGAGTCCAATCATATGAATAAGGATTGATTCCAACAGCAATTTCATTATCAATACGATTCTCAGCAACATGGGCACAAAATCCAAGAAAGTATTTTCTGAAAGCAACAACAAAATCCATTGGTCCAGCAGAAAAGACTCTCGTCTTTCCAACACGAACCTTCTCAAGAGGTCTTCTTTCATCTTTCAATGTATCAATCCAGATGGTCGGATATCTTTCATTATTGATTGCCATTTCCTCTCGTTCCATAATTGCTTTCTCAAGTTCCTCATTCATTTTGTACTCACCCTGTGGATCAGAAGTCCATTTCATCTTACCTTTACCAACTCGATCCTTAACCCAAGGAAATCCAGCAGATGAACTTCTATTCAAAGGGTTTGAATAAGCATCATCAGTGACACCAGTAAGAGCTTCAAGATTTGTAAGAACTCTCTTCC